GTAAACTACTCCCGACTTTGATTAAAACCTCTTGTAATAATATTTCACCGACGCGCCCCAATGCCTTGAGGAATCGCCTTTCTTTTTTTGGTTTCTCTATCATAAAACAATGCCTAAAGTATTGTAAATATCTGTTATTTCTTCTTCGTGTTCGTCGCAAGTTGAATCAGGGCAACCGATGGCACTTGGTATAAACGCGGTCAATGGTGTTGAGTAATTGCAAAGAAAATCTTTAATCCTTTTCTTCTTTACGTCCAACCTTTGTAACAAAGTATCTTGATAAAACTTTAAACCATCAACCCCGACGTTTTGCCCATACTCATTGTCTAAAGTGTACAAACCATTTGAACCAAGTTGCATGACCATGTAAGGCGAAGCTTCATAAAGAACTGCATTGGCGCAAAAAGATTTTAATTGTTTGTCCCAAATGTCTTGATAAGAAGTTGATGTAAACGCGGTTGAACTTCCCTTGTCTGTCACCATTGAATCATACAAGGTTAAGCCAATGGCGGGAACAATCCAACGGAACTCGGCATCTTGAATATGTGGGCTAATAAGCGACTTATCAAGTCTTATATCGGCTGGTGTTGGACGTGCAACCCCTCCAGCTATTACTTCACTCGGTTGTATTAATTGGCTCATTGGTTGGGGTTGTTTGTTCTATTTCTACGGGTGCGTAACCCAATATTTCTCTTTTTTCATTCATCGAAAGGTTTTCTTCAACCTTGATTTCGCCCATGAAAGACACGGGCAAAGTGTTAGAAATACCAAACGATACGTCGGTGAATGCTGGGTTGTATAAACCAATTTCTTTTAAGAACGGGTTAATAATCTTTGATAACAAAAGGTTTTGCCGTGGCTTAATAACCGTGTTTTGCAAGTATTCCATCTCTTGCCGTATCTGTTGGTTTGTTCCAAGTTGTCCCGACGTTGCAAAACCCGCTAAAGACTTTGACCAACGGTTAGCGACGACAATGGCTGAGGCTGCAAGATTCTGAAGGTTTAAAAATTCGCCTTCGCTTTCTTTTGAGGTAGGTATAAAATTAGCCTTTAATTTTTCATCTCTTAAAACTTGGACGAATAACTTGTGATTATTTCCCATTCCTGTAAACTTTGACTCAATGCCTTCTACAAGGCTCTTAGCCTCAACCGATGTCATTGAACCAAAGAATTGTAAAATACCCGATGGCATAAAGCCATTTTCAAACTTGCTTGTATTAAAACGCTGGATTCTGTATTCAATTTCCGCCCACATCTTTGCACCAATCCACTCAGGTAAACCAAAGTAGAAATAACCAGCCGCATATTGTTTGACGTGAATAATTGAACGCTCCGTCCCGTCTTCTAATTTCTTAAACTCTGGGTAAATTGGTATCTCCCTAAAGCCTTCCCTTTCGTAATATGTGCCCTCGGTTGTAAGTGGAACTTCTTCCCAGTTGTCGTAAATGCCAATAGAACGTATAATCTGGTCAGCCTCTGCTTTCCTTATTCCAATGTTGTAAACTGGGACATGGTAAATGTAAGTAAAAGGCTGACTACCAACCTTTCCCCTTACAATTTCTGCAAAGCAATTACCAAAAGCATCGTAATCAAAAGCCAATGAACCAAGTACCTCTTGCAAGTTTTGTGAATGCAAGTTTACTTGTCCAATAACTTCCTCAATCTCATTTAAAGAATCATCAGTTATTACCTCACCCTTCATCGATGTTGTAAGTAAGGTGTTAGACTTTCCTTTCATTGGAATAAATCCGTCACCAACGACCATGTTTACCTTATCCTCAATGATTCGCCTGAGGGTTGGGGAATTGTTTACAATGGCAATAAGACTTTTTAGAAAGTCATCCTTTTGGGTAAAGAATCTAACCCATTTTGCGCCTGTAAAATCAAGCCTTTCCCTTGAAGGTTCATTGAAAATATCCTCTTGCACTAACATAGTGTTTGAGGTGTCTAAAGTAACGGAAGCCAATAAAGGGCTATTGTTTCTTTTTAAATTCCTGTTAGCCCTGTTCGGTACTGCTTGAATCGTTTTCTTGACTTGGCTCATAGGTATTTTTCTCAGGCGTGAAAATGACGTGTTGACTAACAGATGCGGGGTTGACGCTATGCCAACCCCTTAGTTCTGCCTGTGTAAAATTTCCGATAGCCTTCTTTAGTATTCCCGCTTTCCCCGTTGGGTCATTGCCAACGTAAATCATCAGTTTACTTTTATCCCTAACTATCATTTTTTATTAATCTAAGGCGTTCATCACTGTTTCGCCGTTAACGATAAATCTTGCTTTGTTTGTGGTACGGCAAGTAATTGTCAATGTTTCCTGATTTGAATCGGTAAACAAAGCACCAGATAAACCTTCAGCACTTGTAAGCCTACTTGGTCTTTTCTTTGAGCCTATAACTTCTGCACCCCATAACCAATAGTTACCCGTATTTTCAACGTGAACACAAACCAAGCCGCAAGCCTGTCCAGCCATGTCTTGAATTAAGTTTCTTAACTCTTGGTCACGGCAATTAATAATACCAACTAAACTTTGCTCAACTGCAACCGACAAAGTGTCTGGGTCTTGCGTTACCGTTTCCGTAAATGCTCCCGAATTGTCCCTAAATTCCACCTCGTAAAATACTGAGGCAGTCGATGACATTGTAATCGCCGTAACCGCTGCCGTCGCATTGGAAGTAAAACCAGTAACTTGATTCGCATTAGCAATATAAAGTTTACCGATACCGCCCGCGCAAGTTCCATCGACACATTGATTAAGCCATCCGCTTGTTATTGCACTCATATTTATTTTAGATTAGTAGCCTACGCTTATTAATGAATGATGAATGTAATTTACACCCATTTTAAAACGAGCCTTAATATACACCTTTTCGTCTTTCTGGTCGTACCAAAGTTCTAAAGCCGTTTCAGGGCTCAAAACGTCGGTTGCAAGTACCTTGTTTTGTGGTGTTGTATATTCCACATAATGCGGCTTAGTTGTTCCAAGTGACGTTGCGATGTCATCCCAACGATACTGAGGAATAACGGTTACGCCTCTAAAGGTAAATTGCTCAACACCATTAATTAACTGGAGTAAACCGTAATCACCGCCACCGCCATTCTCAATGTCTTCCCTTAACTGAGAATAAACGCTTTGGGTTACATTAAATACCTTTTGGTTAGCTGGTAAGCCTTTTAACTGCAAAGGCGCTTGGTCATATACCGCACGAAGAATCGCGAAGCCATCACCATCCGCAAGGTCTGCACCTGAGCCCGTGTTAGTTCTTGGAATCAAATCGTCTGCAACTAACTGCGGGTAATAAACTGTCCAAAATCCATCCAATGAATCATAGTTAGGGTTATTGGACGCTTGAGAACCAAAGTAAGAAAGACGGGTAATGTCATTTCTAATCGCCTGTTGTGTACGGGTCAAAAGAATGTTTTCAATCAATGTTCCCGAAACATCTGGAAGCCTTGTACCCGTTTTCAATAACTCCTCAAAAACTGTGTCTTCAAATTCGTCCCAGCACATTTCTAAATCAACCTTCATTTTTTCAACGTCGATTGTACGTTGATAAATGTCAACCGAGCCAACTGGATTAAATCCACAACCCGAATATTTTCTTACAATATTTTCAAGGTCTTGGACAAATACCATTTTCTTTTTATTTGCGACGTTGCCAAGTACACGGAATTGTCCGCGTAAATCGTCATCAAAAAAAACAGGCTCTAAAAATATATTGTTTGCCTCCGTACCTCTAAAGGATACGTCTAATTGGCTTATTTCAACTGATGCCATTTGTTTTTAATTTTAAAGGTTTGCGTAAGTAATCGTCGCCGTGGTATCTGTTAATACCGCCGCTGATTCAATTTTAAATGAGAACTCGGTCTTTGCTCCAGCATTAGAGGTTGCAAAGAAAGCCTTCCAATCGTTCGCCGTGTTTAACGCCGTTGTTGTAATGTTAAAGGCTGCTGAAGGCGCTGAAGAAATCCAGACACCGTAAGCCTCATTACCACTTTCGTCAATCAAGTTAAACTTTAAATAATCGGAAGCACTTGTAACACCGTAAATAGGTGTAACCGTAGTTCTGTCTCCAGCTGAAGCGATTGCGTATGTCACCGACATAGGAATACGGTCTTCATAGGTATCAACCCCGTAAAGTTGTTCAGCATTTAAGCCGTCAACATTTGCGTAAGGGTTTGTTCTGTTAAGGCTATTTTGTCCGACGTATGTGTTCGAACCAAGGTAGCCATTAACATTCTGGGCGGTTGGATTGAATGCCATTATCTTTGTGAAATTTTAGATTTAACTAATGAAGCAAAAGAATCAAAGTGACTCGATTTTGCTTTTGTTTCAATAATCTTTTCAGATGTTGTTCCGCCCGAAGGAAGCCCAACGCCTTTTTTAACTTGCGCCCTAAGGGCAACTAATTCTTTTCCCAATGTTTCCAGAACCGTTTCAATTTCGTTAATAGAGTTCTTTTGTTCATCGGTTTTCTTGTACATCGATTCCATCTCCTCTTTTTGCTTTGAATGAATTGCCTCCATTTCTTCGGGACTCATTACAAAGTAGCCATTGTCTTTTAACATTTGGATGGCATCGCCAACCTCGTCATTCTTTGGCTCGTCTTTTTTCATCTCCTCTTCTTCTTGCATAACATTTTCGACATTTTCTTTATCGTCCATATTATTTAAAAGCGATTTGATTTTTTCTAAAATGGAATTACCCATGTCATCGTCTTTTTTGTTGTTGGTTAATAATGCAGCTGGGACATTTAGAAATTTGCTTAGGCTATTTTGCAACGGTAATAAATCAATATTTTTTTCGCCAACTTTTACAATTTCATCAATGAAACCAAACTCTAATGCTTCTTGCGCGGTCAACCATGTTTCGGCTGCCATCATTTGTGTAATCTTGTTTTCAAGGTCTTTCTGTCTCCCTTTGCGCTTGTAAACCGCAGCCGAATAAATGTCCAATAACTTTGCCTCCATCTTGTCCAATAATTCCGCCGTTGCCTCAAGTTCGTCGGCATTACCCATCGTGTAACTCCAAGGTCGGTGAATCATCATAAAAGCGTTCTCAGTCATTTTTACATTATCCGCCGACAACAGTACAACCGTTGCAATGCTTGCCACCAAGCCGATTCCTGTTGCCGTTGTTTCGTTTGGGTAGTTGGCAATTAAATCAGCTATTCCCATTCCTTCAGTGACTGAGCCACCACCAGACGAAATAACCAAATTAATTTCCTCACCGTTTGCGTCGTTAATTTTACTTCTTACAGAATTGTATGAATTAACAGATTCAGAAATTTCCCCTAAAATATCAATATTATATTTTGCCATCGCTTTGCTTTCCTTTTCTCTTTCAATCTTTTTAAACTTTGCTTCAGCCCAATCCCTCATCGCACTTCCGCCCCATGCGTCGTACATTATTGAACCACATATTTCATTTCCATCTTCATCAAAGTATTTTCCTTGGTCATACGTTTCCGCACGGGAAAGAAAAGAATACGTTCTTTGGACGGTATCTTCCGACAATCCTTCGCCATTTGCGATTTGGTTAGCCCTTAACC